GTAAAACTCGAGCCGTTCACAGTTATGCAGGTTTCCAAAGAAACTCAACAATCTGAGATGATTAACTTGCAAATAGGAGAGGGGGAGGTATCTAGTGTGTCAGATACCCACCACTCGGCGCCAGGCGCCGGAGTGGTTGAACCCCTTCCTAACAATATGGTGGTTGGGACCCACCCAGGAGAGCAAGTGCCTCCTGCCGCTGACAAGGTGTCGGCGGGTGAAAGAGCACAAGGTTTGATTCGTGGACTGTGTGTGGTGCTGCACCATCACGGAATCACGCGGAACGCTATGGATAGCTTCCGAACCCAGGCTACCGAATACCTCGAAACACAGGAGGAAACGGTCTTCTTCAATAGAGCGAAGTACATTACTGTCGTCTCTATGGCACGCTATTTAGGCGCGGATCATGTTGACCCGCCTAGCGTCCCTGACAAGGATTGGATCCCGTCAGGCCAGTACAGAAACTGGGCCAAGGCGCGTATGCGCATCTTCTGTCGTAAGAACACCCACTTGTGGTATTCCTTCTTGCAGGCAAAGCGAGCCGCTCTGCCCCTCTCGGACGATTTGGTTTTAGCCACGTACGAGAAGCACAGGAAAGCTATGAGTCTGGAGGACCCCATAGACGACGAGATGCATGAGAGCACCTTTGAGGGAGTGAAACCGCTGCTGGATAAGATCCGGAGCAGCCTACGCTATAGTACTAGCGGTCGGGATGAAGATTGGCTTCAACCGGGGGAGACTCAACACGTCGCGTCCACTAAGGCGAGTTTTGAGAAAAGCCGAGCTGCCGGAGGGCAACTCGGTGCAATCATGCGTACTGTTCCGCATCTGTATGATTGCAATCCACTGAACAAGGTTGGGCGTCGTGTCGACCCCGATTTGGTCCGAATGACATTTTATCCGAGAGTTGTCATCAGTGGTCGTGTCCAGCTCAATGTGGTCATTGAGGAGTACGGATACCCAACTGGCGAGAGCCAATGGTACTCTGCGCTCAGGAAGAGCTGCGTCTACTTTGCTGAAGAGCAGAGGACGCTGAAAGCGACGATTCAGGCTGTCCTGGAACCGCTCAAGGTCCGCGTTATTTCCAAGGGAAACGCGGTCCCGTATTACGTTAGTAAGAGGCTCCAAAAAGCTTTACATGACGTGATGCGGGAAATGCCTTGCTTCCGCCTCATTGGGGCTAAACTGGGTGCAACTGATCTTCTAGATCTTGCATCACGCCCTGTCCAAACTGGCACGGGTCAACTCGAGTGGTTCTCGATTGATTACTCCGCGGCAACTGACTGTTTATCAGCGAGGTTGTCAGCCTCCATCCTCAACTACCTAGTTGAAGGACAGGATCCTGCCATGCAGAATGTGTGGCGAGCCGTCCTGGCTCCGCACTTTTGCAAGTATCCTTTCCCCTATGACAAGACTGTAGAACCAGTTCAGCAAGTCAATGGGCAACTTATGGGGTCGATTCTCTCGTTCCCTATCCTGTGTCTCGCGAATGCGGCACTTTACCTTGAGACCATCAAGGAGGACCCTCGTACCATTGAGGATAAGTTGGCTGGAGTTCTGGTGAATGGCGACGACATGTTGTACGTTGCGCCCAGCTCTATGTGGAAGGTCCACGTGGCAAATGGTAAACGCGTCGGTCTGACTATGAGTCCCGGTAAGGCGTATCACCATCCTGTCTATGCAAACGCTAATTCAGCGTGCTATCACTTCGATCTGCGACAGTTCAAGACGGATTCAATTCGTCGTCTTACTGGCATGAAGCGAGTTGACGGTCTCCCTACACCTAAGTGGTCGGAATTCCGTTTTCCCGCTCCTCGCAGCTCCCTACCCTACAGTATCCCGTTTCTCAACGTGGGGCTGTACTTTGGACAGAACAAGGTCCTAGGGGGAGATGACGTCGACTCGGAGAACAAATCCTTGTCCTCGACGATCAATCGACTCATTGAAGGCGCGCTTCCAGGAAAAGCGGCTGACCTGCTGGCGATGTACATTGGACGCCACAAGTCGGAACTCAACAAGGAATGCGCGGGGCGCAACCTGTTCCTTCCCCAAAGCCTTGGTGGCATGGGGGTCAACCCGGTAGAGGGGTTCGTGAGCACGAAGGTAACTTTAGCTCAGCGGGCCCTTGCGAAGCAGATGATGATATCGAATCCGTTTGCAACTCTTGATCAGTACCCACTGAACCAGGAGCATTTCGGCACATTACCGGAGGCACCGCAGCCTTTGCGGGCGCCGTGGTTGGCAGGTATCACGTTCTCGGTCGATGAAGACGGGAAGTACAATGTGGATGACAAGGCCGAAAAGCCCAATGTCATTGCTGGCAAACTACGATCGTATCAACGTCGTTCAAAGTTTGTGGAGTTGGATCTCGCCTCGAATGCATCCCTGCGATTCGGCCTGACCATCAGCTCAGCTCAGCGGAGTGGCGTACCATACGTCCACCGCCCACCTACTGCAAATGCCTTTGAAAAGCGCACTGCACGTGATAGAGTTTTGTCCTACCTCGAGGAACTCATCGATATCTCTGATGAAGTCACAGTTACCCAACTGGTGACGGCAGAGTGTTGATGAGGGAGGCCAACGTCTTGAGGGGCTGGGAACAGCTAACAGACGTAAAAGAGAACCGGGTGTGGGGCAAGCTATGGCTCTGCACACCAATGCCGTTCATAGGCATAAACCACCCAAAACGGTTGGAAACCGCTTCTTCGATTCTAGGAGAACCGGACCGAGACACTTGAGCTGCTTGCAGTTCGTGGAAATGCCGTACTAAGGAGACATCACATCTGAGACTAGACTCAGGATGGATCCGGAATTGGTCGAGAGACTGCACGGGTGGGCAGCATCAAGAACGCGTGTCGAAACTCGCGTGGAGTGGTGAATGAACTGGATAGTAATTCGACGGGATGCCTTTGGCTCACCGCGTCATTCAGATATCAGACAGTGTTAACTGTTACCACTTTGACTCTATAAGGGTCTAGAGCTTGAGCTGTTCCTATGGATGAACAGTCCCTGTTGGTTCGTCAGGGAGGGCATACAACGAACCGTACCCCCAAATAGCAGATGAATTCAAACCGTTCATCGAACCAAAGCCAAGGCAAGGCTAATGGAAAGAATCGGCCGCGAACCCAGAAGAACAAGTCCCCGAAGGGGGGCAATCCACCCGGTACCAAGGCGCAGCGTACGCAGCGTCCCAAGGGTGGGAAACAGAAGCAGGCCAGCGCAGCTGCTGCTTACGCCACTGGTCAAGTGGGCAAGGCACCTGTGATCACCATGTCGAGGGACATGTGTCGCATCGTGCATCGAGAGTTGATCGCGTCCGTAACTGGATCGACGGCATTCACTGTGGCGCAGACCATCGCGCTACAGCCGGGACTTGCAGCAAGTTTCCCGTGGCTCTCCATCATGGCACAAGGGTGGGAACAGTACCGCTTCAGAAAGCTGAAGTACTGTTACTACACACGGACGGGGTCCAACATCCCTGGTTCGGTCATGCTTGCACCTGACTACGACGCTGCCGATGCGGCACCTGCTACCGAGCAGATTGCGTCGTCGTACGAAGATGTTGCTGAAGATGCTCCTTGGAAGGACATTGAATGCAACTTGACCCCAAGCGCCATGCTTGCGGGGAAGGAACGGCTGTTCACGCGCTCAGGAGCGCTGGCTGCCAACCTGGACGTCAAGACCTACGACGCCGGGAACCTCTTCGTCTGTTCAGTTGATGGCACTGCTGTCAACTGGGGGAAATTGTGGGTGGAGTACGACATTGAGTTCTACGTTCCACAGCTGCCGGCTACCGGGCAGCTCGCTCTCGTTGGTGGATCCATCGCGGGCGCCACTGCTCAGACCGCAGCGAATCCGTTTGGAACGGCGCCGGTTGTTGATGCCCAGTCTGCTGGGATCACAATGAGCAATGCATCTGTCCTGACTTTCGGGTCAGCCGGGACTTTCGTTGTTGCCTGTGTGTACAACGGAACTGTCATCACAGCGGTCGCGAATCCAACGGCCGCAGGGGGCGCTACACTGATTGGTCAGTCAAGCGTCATCAACGCAGCCGCCACGGCTGCGATCTGGGAGGGTACCTATACCGTCTCAGCCCCCGGTGCAACTCTTGCATTTTCCCTGACTGCCACGACCGTAACTGTCGCTGGCGCGCTGGTGGGATCCGCCCCTGCGGGTTCCCTAGCTTGATCTTCTGGTCATCCCTCCTGTTTTCTGGAACAGGGTCATCAAAATTCGGACGAGTGAGAGGCACCACTTCGTAACAAATTGACTCCGCAACCAGCGGTAAATCTGGACAACTTGGGTGAGAAGCCTGGGCGTGACCAATGGCCGACGATACGGGCCGAATTGCGGTTTCCATGTGTGAATTGCTCGCCTACGGGCTAGAGAACTAAACACAGAAGTCATCAAGGGCGAAGACTCTTTGACGGAAACAAACTCTAACTGACATGGCATGGTCAGGGAGTCCAAATGTGTGGGGGAGTGCTACTGTTCTGAGGGACAGCATATAGCTCTAAGTGAAAGAATCTAGGTCGGCACTAGCCAGAACGTCGATAAGGTTTCAGTAAGCTTCCACTACCGCAGACTCGTGAGGATGAACTCTCACGAGCAAATGACCCAATTCATGGGTGACGCGTTGGGTTCAAACGCGGGGGCATCTGCCCTGGTCCACCAAAGGACTCAGGATCTTCTTGTA